CTAATAAGTTCAGTGCATATCAAGCAATCACACATTGGAGTACACATTATCCTAGCGATTCAGTAAATACTCGCTATGATAGAGAGAGGAAAGTGTCTAACATGTCTTGGTTTAGCCAAGCAGCGTAGAGATTAGATGGGAGTACATCCTTCATCTTCCTCCTCCTCGTACTCCCATCCTTCAATCAATGAAAAAAATATTTATTAGTGAAGAAGAAAAACAATTACATAGATGTACTACTTGTAGAAGATGGAACACTATGTATATGATGATTCAACTTCATCATTATACTAGAGAGAAACAATGTATAAAATGTTTTAATAGGAGTAGATATGAAAACAAAAAGAAGAATAGTTAATAAACTATGGAAGGGTATGTATATTTCACTAAGAGATTATGAAATACAACAAGCCATTGATAAGAACTATACCATACAAGCAATACATAAAGGTCAAGTGATGATGCTTACACCTACTAGATTAAAAGATATTGATTTAACTGTAGGCACACCACAAAAATCAATGTATGATAACAAGTCTTATAGACTTATAGATGTGAGGTGGAAGCCATATGACAGATCAGATAAACCCAGATCATTACAAGAAGGGAAACATTGAAACATATGATTTCATTGTAGCTAAGAACTTATCTTATGCTCTTGGTAATGTAATAAAATATATTGTACGACATAAATATAAAGGAGGTATTGTAGATCTTGAGAAAGCTCAATGGTATCTACAAAAAGCAATAGATGGATATGATAGATCCAAAGATTCTAATTAGAAAGTTTGCTAGTGATAGAAAGTTACGCAATAAATCTACAAAAAATTATAACATGTCCGATCCTATGCAACGTAAGTTGTGGTGGATTGATAAGGTCTGTTACTTTTGCTATCTCAGACATGATAAACAAACTGCCCAGGCATTACGTATAGAACTTAACAAACCTTATGTTCATGCATCTGCAAGAGGACTTGCTAAAGATTTATGGAATGAAAGAAAAGGTTTAGAAGAATTAACAAAGAGGAGAGTAGATGAATATACACAAACAAAAGAACGTATTAGACAGAAGATCAGGAATCGGAGGCAGTGATGCTACCAAGATTGTAGCTGGTGAATGGAAGCAACTCTATCAGCTCAAGAAAGGTTTGATAGATGATGAAGATCTATCGTTTGTATTACCTGTACAAATGGGAATATATACCGAAGACTTTAATAGAGATTGGTTTACAGCTCATACAGATCTACCAGTTAAAGAGGTAGACAGTACACTGAAACATAAGAAGCATGACTTTATGTTAGCTAACTTAGATGGCTTTGTACTTAATGAAAACCTTAAACCAATAGGTGTGTTTGAAGCTAAGCATGTCCATGCATTTACTAAAGATGATACTATACTTGAAAAGTATTACGCACAGATACAACACTATATGATTGTGAGTAATCTACCTCAAGCCTGGCTATCTGTTATCTTTGGTAATAACAAATGGAAGTCATTTCATATCCAAGCAGATAAGAAGTTTCATAAGAAACTAATACAGGCAGAGGAAATGTTTTGGCAACATATTATTAATGATGAAGAACCTGCTGACTATGTAGAGTTCAGTTCGATAGGAGGAACTAATGACTGATAAAATACTAAACGAACCAAACAAAAAATATTGGGATCAACTAAAAACTACTGATCCTAGGTTTACCAAAAAGATTAACAAAGGTTTTGGTGAACTTACAACCATTGATCCAATGTGGCAGATTGGAAAGATGACAGAAGTATTTGGTCCATGTGGTATTGGTTGGGGTTGGACATGTAACTATACATATACTGATTCAAATGTATTTGCAGAAGTAAGTGTATGGTTAGAAACACCCATACAAATATACGGACCAGTATCTTCAGTACAATCATTACATAAAACTAATGGTAAGTTAGATGATGAGTGTACTAAGAAAGCTATGACTGATGCATTAACTAAAGCATTATCACATGTTGGCGTAAGTGCAGATGTATTCTTAGGGATGCATGACAACAGTAAGTATGTTGAAAAGATCAAAGCTGATATTAAATCCAATGTAGATAAATCTAAAATTAAGGAGATTACATGACCAAAGTCCTAAAGCTAACAGAAAAACAAATTGAGCAAAAAATAAAAGATGCTCAATCTAAATATCCAGAAGATTATCTCAAAGAAAAAGACTGGAAATTAACCATTGAAGATCGTTATATATTCAATGTAACTGACTGTTTATATTTTGGATTAAGATACATGGATGAATGTATGGATCTTGATTGGGATTATAAATACAAAACATTTTATTCTGTTCTACCTTTGTTAACAGAATTGGAGTATCCACTTCGCAGACAAAATGAACGAGTAAAATTAAATGATTATATCAAAGAAATAAAAGGAGAATCTAATGATAAATAAAGTAATACTAGTAGGTAGGTTGGGTGTCGATCCAGAGATCAAAGCTACCAGTAAAGGTGATGAGTATGCTAACTTTAGTTTAGCAACATCAAAGAAGATTAAGACTAAGGATGGTACGTGGCAAGAGAAAACTACTTGGCACAAGATTACAACCTTTGATCCTAATCTTACTAACACTATCAAACAATATGTAACTAAAGGTACTATGTTGTACCTGGAGGGTGAGATAGATGTATCAGAATATACTGATTCTAATGGTAATAAAAAGTATAATACTTCTATCATTATACCAAGAGTCACTGGTGTTATGAAGATGCTAGGTGGCAAGGGTGATGCTAAGCAGAAACCTGCTAAAGACATCAATGATGATCTACCAAATGATGACATCCCTACTGAAATACCCTTTTAAAGTTTCGCTGTAGGCGAAAGACTAAGGTGCTGATACTTTTTTATTAACTATAGTATGAAAGGAAATCCAAGGATTCATGTATATACCCCTAGTATTGGCACCTTACAAATGATAGAAAGACTTTATGAAAATGATTATTAAAGGAGAACTTGACGAGTTAGTAGATACTCTTACTGACTACAGTACTTACTTAAAACAATTCGGTTATGATACCGATACTATTTTTGCAGCATATGCCATCATGGCAGCTTCGCTATCAGGCAAAAAGATCAAGAAGAATCACACTACAGATGCTATCAAAGAACGTATGACTGAACTCAATGTTGTTCAGGTTCGTGCTTCTGGTACAGTTCATTAGCATATTCCACTGCATCAAAATTATGATGTTCCCAAAACCTATGTTCTGGTTTATACTTACCCCATGTCAGATCTGAATGGTGTTCAAAACACAATGGTACTACAAGCTGATTAGATCTATTATGTTGAACCTGGCTACCACGTAGATGATGAACGTTCATTGGAGTATTTGACATACAACCTGGTACGCAACATCCGTACTCTATAATCTTTAGAAAATATTTTTTATCTTTAGACGTATACTTTGCCATCCCATGAACCATCCTTCCTCAATAACATTGGAACAATAGATGGTACACCATTAGTAATAACACCACAAGATAAGATTGGTTTAGCCATATTAACTTTCATGTATGCCATAGCCATAGACTTCTTATCTACAAGACAACCTACAGACATACCCCAGTTAAGATGGAAGTCATTACCTACATACTCTATATTTGACTGGGTATGATAATGCCCCTGGACAACTGAAGCAGACATCATCTGTACTGCCTTTACAATATTCTTAGATACTTGATGTGCAAAGTAAACTCTACCCATAGCAGTATCTTCCCAATGAGATTCTTTCCATACCCAACCATGACCTACATCTAGTATTTCATTATAGTCTTTGAGAAAGAACTTAGACATACCCTTTGCCATAGCACGTCTCAGTACCATAGATCCATGATTAGATTCTAGTATAGTCATTACAGGAAACATAGACTCTAGTTTCTTCATGTGATATCTACCGATTTCTAGTTCATCAGCAGGTGATGGTAGATCTGGATTGATTACATGAGAAACATTAATTGAGTGCCAATCCATTTCGTCTCCGATATGAATGACATTCGTAGGATTATACTTAGCAGCCAAAGACTCCAAGAACCTATAACTATCAGGATGATGATAAGGCACATGCAGGTCAGAGATGACCAAAATTCTATCGTTTTTTCCTGTTTTAAGAGCCGTAGAAGGGGTACTTTCACTCTTTCTAGGTCTACCCCTACCCCTTTTTACTATCTTTAAATCTGTCTGCGACTTTTTCTGCTGATCTTCCAACTGTATATCCTCCTATCCCTACTAGGATAATGTTTAAGAGAGAGTTCTGTACAGACTCTGGAATGTTTGGTGCAGTAAATCCAAACCAATGAGCTACCATTAAACCAGCAAAGACCAACATCATAATTGGTCGCCAGTTTCTTTGTAAGAATCCTCCCTGTGCTTCTGTTTGTATGATCTTAGCAGCACCTTCTAAGTGTGCCAGTTCTCCTGCTATAATCTTTTCTTGTACTTTAGCTTTAAGTTTGTCAGCCTCTCCCTTATTATCGACAACTTTATCAATAGTTTTAAAGACTGCTCCAGCGACAGGTCCGAGTAAGTTAAGCATTTATTCCCTCCATTACTGAGGCTAGAGCTTTTGCCCTGTTCGGTGTTTGATTTGCCCATCTCGAATCTAACATTTCTGCGGCACATTCCGAGTACCTTTGTTCTTTAAGATTAGATAAAGCACCTTTGAATTTAGATACACCACCTTCACCCATTTGAAAAACCATTTCGATAATAACTTCACGAGCTGTGTTATCAATATCATAGCCATCAAGAATCCTCGAAGCACCATCAACTGCAGATTGAAAATCATTCTCAAATAAATTTTCCCATCCATCTCTGTCTGTCGGTATATCTTCACCAGGTATGATCTTATGTCCATACCCACCAGTTTCAAATCCCAAAGTATCTCGGTATACAGTTTCGCAATACCCTTCATGTTCTTTAATCCTCTCTTTTAAATTGTTATATTGTGTCATAATCTTTTTGTGTACAGAATCCTGTTACATACAAATCCTCGTTGTTTCTTAAACTGTATCTAAAGTTATCCACATATGCAAGGCAATCTGGTATACTATTAAAGGGTTCATATAGCGGTTCTGCTACACAACTTTCTTCTAATGGTGATGTTAATGATTGAACACAGAATAAAATGACTAAGTAAATCTTCACTTTATTTCTGTTATAATGATAGCTAATAGATTAGAGAATACTAAGAAACCTACTGACCACATAACTTTCTTAATCATAGAGATATCACTTTCTATATGTTTAAGGTGGTTGGACTTAATGATATCAATATCCTTTTTAATTAAAAGAATATCTCTATCTAGTTTATTTATTTTCTCCGACTGACTGACCATGTTGCATGTCCTCTATCTTTTCAGTAACATTCATAGACTTAAATTTATTAAGTTCATTTGTTACATGCATATTCATTTCATCTTCTTCAGTTAATCTTAAAATCTTTTTAGTTAAGTAAGTAATAAATACTTCTTGTTCATCAATAATTTTTTGTAGCTTATTGCTTTGTCTTTTATTAGACCTGGCTTCTTTACGCCATTTGTTTATCTCTATTTCATTATCAGTCATCAGTTTATTTTACCTATTGATCTGATAAATTCAACACCTTCTATAGTTTCTATTTGTGCTTTTACTTTAACACATGATACTCTAGCTGAATCTGATATATTTCTTTCAATCATTCTTTTCTTTTCAAGGCAATCTTTAACACCATCAGTTATAGTATGTTCAATCATATTACCACCAGAAAATAATAATAATGCTATAATTACTTTAGTGATCATATCCGTTTGCTCTTACTTTATCTTTTAGTTCTTCTATATTTTCTAATGCTTTTTCCATATCAGCTTGTAATCTCATAATGTTTACTTTGTTATGTGCCATGTTTTCTAAGTCTTCTGACATACCTTCTACTTGTTCTGATACAAATTCTAGCAGCATAAACTGTTCCTGATCTATAGGAGTTTGATCTGCATTCTTTACAAGATCAGCTTCAAATAGAGTAGCTCTAGTTTCTATATTATTTAGTCTTTCAATAATACCAAAGTATGCCCAGACTGCTGTAGCAGTTACACCTAATAAACTTAATAAGTTTTTAAGAGGTAAACCTATTTCTGTTTTATCAGATAAACTAGGCATTACTTACAAATACAATCGTAACCTTCACAACATTCACACATTATGGTTTAGGTATATCTGATTTGACTGTAGCAATCGCATCTTTCCAAGTAGTAGTTCCATCTACAGAATCGTGATACTGCATATCTAACTGGTCTTGGATTGACGGATAAGCATCTGCTCTATCTCTTTGATACTGCTTGTTGTCATAGTCAGTTTGTAACTCAGCTTTCTTTGCTGATACTTGTTCCCATGTAAAATCTTGTGTGTCTTTGTAAATAGCACTGCCATTCTCATCTGCACCAGAAATATATTTTACATTGGCTTCGTACTCAGTTTGATTGCTAGGTTCACCATTGACTACAACTTGAGCATTTGCATCAAGAGCTTTGATTGCACTTATTATATCTGTCATTGTTTTTCTCCTTTAATTTTCATTATGCTAGTATTTCCATTACTGTAAGAACTGCTTTTTCATCTTCTACTACACCTGAAGGTTCATTAATTATACAAGCTGAGCTGTTACCTTCCGACCTTGCACGAAGTCCATAAGTGAGAGAACTTGTACTGCTAGGTGAATCTAAAAATGATAAGCTAGATTGTGTTGATACATTATTAAATGCAGAAACTCCAGCTTGACCACCAACAAGTCTTGTGCTGTCTCTGTAAAGAGATATTGAACCAAAGTAACTTCCAGTACCCTGAGTTTCTGAAGTTCCAGTAAAAATTACATAAATCTTACTTGATGTTGCACTTGGTGTAATAGACACTGAACAACCAGTTACTGCTGTATCTGAAGTTGCTGTTGTTGAAAAAGTATCTGTTTTTGCTACTGAAATTATTTGACCAATCTTACCTGTATCAATACTACTAGGCAAAGAAGCTAGGTTAGGTAATGTGGTAACAGGAGCTACCGATTGATTGTTTAATTTAATAAGTGCCATTATGCTAGTACCTCCATTAGTGTTATAGTTGATATAGAAGTTCCATTTACTTGATTGTTTAATCTAAATCTTGAATTTGTATTTTGAGTTCTTGCTTGTGTTTTATATGTAATCGAACTAGTACTGGAAGGACTATCTTCCATACTAAAATGCCAATTAAAATTAAGAATATGACCAGTGCCTACAGAGTTTGGAGCCATTCTAATACCAAAAGAATTTCCGTCATCTGAACCAGTATATAAAGTTGTTGTATCTCTTAATAATTTGATACCTCCAGCAATATCACCAGTTGTTGCAGAGGCTTCTAATTGAAAGTCTTGCGAAACCATAATTAATATTTTAGATGAAGTGGCACTAGGTGTAATAGAAGCTGTCAATCCTGTATCAGCATATGTAGTACTAGAAATTACACTATTAGCATTATCACTATCTGTTACTACTTGACCAATCTTACCGCCTCCAATCGTAGCACTACCACCTAGTGATACTGCACTACCATTTAGTGTGATTGAACTGTTAGCTAGTTTGGCATTTGATACTGAGCCATCAACAAGTTGAGAAGTTCCTACTGAACCACTACCTACTGTCGTTAAGGTGATTGCTCTTTCTGCAAGAATAAAGTCTATAACATCTGAAGAAGTTAATGCTGAATCAAATACAATCGTGCTACCTGATACTGTGTAACTTGACTGAGGTTTCTGAATAACACCATTTAAACTAACTGTTAAACTCTCTGCACTACTAGGTACATAGGCAACACTATTTAATAATAGGTTATATGTAGCTGTTGCTGAAGTTGTAATATTATCTAAGACTGCTCTGTCTGATAAGTTTGATATATCTCTACCTATGTATGCCATTAATACTGTAAACTAACCCCTCTAATTCTTGCTTCTTTACTACCACTGCTTTGGTTAGCAAAGCTAAT